ACACCAGACGAGTGATACAACCTCTCCCCCCCCCATACGAGGTATAGTATGTGTGGAGAGATATACAAAAAAATGAGAGATCTTAATTTTAAGATCTCTCATTTTTTCTTGGACCTAATATTTATGGCATATATATTTATAAGTATAAAGTGAATGGCAGTGATATCATCATACGTAATCCAAAAGGTCATAAACTAGAAGAGTAATAATTTTTTTATTAAAAAAAATTGAAAAAAAAAATGTTAATTATTACAAATAAATATATATTATAGCTCGAGAATCTCGTATTATGACTTCTCCATCTCGAAAGCGTCCTTTTAACGCTACTCTTCCGGGCAATACTCTTCCGGTATTGCCATCTACCCCGCGCCCAAAGTCTCAACCAAGGAAGTGTGAATCTGTAAAACGTCGTCGTCCAGAATCACTCTTCCTGACTCCGTGCAACCCCGTTCCAACCACATTGCAATTCCCCCAAGACTTATTCTCCCAGACCGAGTTGCAACCCCCTCCAGAAGAATCACCCTACCGGACTCCGCGCAAACCCACTCCGTCAAAAAGTGATACTCTAATGGAATTACTCTCCCCCATCGGGGGACGATATACGATTGTGTGTACCCTATCTCTACTCAAGACTATTTAAATGTAGTAGACCTTAATTCTTTTAATCAAGAATGTAATAAAATATAAATAGGTAAACTCAGAGGAATTGAAAGATCTTAAAATTTTAAAATCTTTCAATTAGATTAATTGTTTTTTATATAGTAAATTATACATATAACTCTTGAAAACTATTATTAGGATTGATAAATAATAGTTTCTTAAATTGTGAATGTATATAATTATAATTAATATTTGTATTTTTTTCTTTAATAATACTTTCAAAATGTAAGACACATCTTGAACTCCAGTGTTTAAATTCTGGTTTTACCATTTGTGTTATTAATAATTCTAATTTTGATAGATTTGTAGTACGTACCTGGCGATATAATGTAATTATATCGTCAGATGTGTAATTATATGATGGAAATAATTTAATATAATAGTAAGGATTTTGTGGCATACAATACTTTCCCAGTATGTATGGAGTTATTAAACCTTTCTCAATAACATTAGCTATTTCAGAATCATTACTTCTATTTTCAATTGGTTGAGAATCATTACTTCTATTTTCAATTGGTTGAGAATCAATATAAGATAGTAAAGACATCATTCTGCATTTATTTAATTATTATATAAAAAACACAAAAATAATATATTTTCAATTTTTATATAAGAATTAAATAGATGGAATGAATTCCCATTGTAAAAAATCACATATTTTTTTCCAAATACGGTCTTGTTCTTTTAGTTTATCTTGGCTTATTAATAAAGGGAAACAAGGTAAGAAATCTATTAATTCTAACAATTGGCAAAATTTATGTAATGTGTATGAGTAACTTAAAAAGTTTTTTCTATTTTTAGGACAAAAAAGAGTAAACGGTTGTTGACACTCTTTAAACATCTGTCTGAATTTCTCTTCTACTTCTCTTGTCATTTTAGGTGGGGGATTCCCTGATACTTTATTTATAATATGCTGTACATGTTCGTAATACTTATTATAAGTTAATTTTTTTAATATTGCCCTCATTTTCTTAGGGGTAATAAACTTATCTAATAATCTTTGTTTTTTCATTTCAACTAATATATTATTATATATCTCATCTGGTATATCAGTTGATTCTTTTGCTTGAAATTGTGCTAACCCAATTTTATCCATTTGATATTATACCATTATAGTATCAAACATCCAATGTTCAGTTTATAGAAACCTCCATTGGATCACCGGTCTCCCGGGGGGTGGACTATATCTTAAGCCTTCATCAGAATGATCAATTCTTCAGACCCATAAACTTTTAGTCTCTGAACCTTCTCCATATTTCATGATCTTTGACCATAAGTTTGACTGAGCAAACCTAGTCTTTGAAACTTAGGAGCTTGGCTGCGGATTATCCCTATTCTTTACATTTTTACTATTGGGTACGGCAATTAACCGTGGTCTTTTATAAAGTTTCCTCCATAAAATAGTAATAAAGACTTATCAGGACGTTCCCGCAATTTGAATATGTTGCCAAATATTAGTTACTTACTATAACTTTCACTAATATTGACTAGCAGATTTTGAGTACTTTCATACTATGGTAACTCCACTATTTTCCCTAAGGACCTTACCACTAGCCTTAGGTAGTCTGCTGTTACGAGCAGTTATTTTGGTCTAAATTGTTGAATATTTAATTCTTGTTCTCTAATCTTTATGTATGTTTCAATTCGTTAGAATTTAACATGCCATTATGTGATTAGAATTATTAGACCATTTCGTCAACTCGTTAAAATGATTTATTCTTTTATAGCTGTATGCGGTCGCATCCGGGACCGGTTCTTTATAATTTGGTTTATCGCTGTCTAAAATGACTTCTTCACAGAATCCACAATCTGTGCATATAAGATAACCATCCGATAAATGTAATGTCATTTCTGCTTTACACTCTAAATTAGAACAAAATTTTGGTTTAAATTTTTTAAATTTACCAACTTTCGTTTGTTTATTATCTATCGCTTTAAGATAATTTTCTAATAATTGTGCTTTATTATTAGACGACTGGCTTTGTTTAACAATATTACATTTATTAAAGAAATCTATAATTTCCATATGTTTTACATCAGTCTGTTTAGTACTCTGTTCATAATATGGTAAAATATAGTCCATTGTATTATTATAATATAACATTTCATCTACTCCAGAAGATATCAAACTTAATTCTTTCGTCAAATCTTTATTCTCATCTAATAAACTTGCTTTTTTTGAAATTATATCATTTGTGTAATTAATATATTCTATTAATTCAATAGATTTTAATAATTCATTATTAAGTTCTATTTTATCTTCTATTTCCTTTATCGCTTGATCTTTATTTTCAAATATACAGACATTATCTTTATGCCTCTTATCCAATGTAGTTTTAACTTTTGTTTTTTTGCTCATTAATGAACTAATATTGAGATATGTTTAATGCTTTTTAAGCATCTTTTTAAATATAATTAGAGTCTAATAAACGCATTAAACGCAATAATAATATTATAGGATAAAAAAACCTTTAAATTATCTAAAATATGGTATGTATTTGAATTCAAATGATATAGTGAAAATTATAGTCTTGATAAATGCGAAAAATAATGGTTGGACAGTTTTATGCAAGGACGAAACAACATTTTATTTAGTGAAGAATCGTAATAAAAATAGTAATAGAAAAGACATTAAATTTTCAAAAGAAATGATGAAATTATGTAAAAAACCTTTAAATTTCGATAAGGTGTTGGATGAAATTGAAATTAAATAATTAATAAGATAAATTTATAATATTATAATGTTACAATATTATAAATAATGGGAGGCGGCTTAATGCAACTCGTAGCCTATGGAGCTCAAGATGTTTATTTAACAGGAAATCCACAAATTACATTCTTTAAAATTGTCTATAAAAGACATACAAATTTCGCAATAGAAGCAATCGAACAGACTGTTACTGGTAACGAAACATTCGGAACCAATTTAACAACCACCATTTCTAAAAATGGAGATTTAATTACAAAAATGTATATAAAATGCACGGTCTCACTCACAGGATCTAATGGAAAATTTGCATGGGTTAATCGATTAGGCCATTCTATGCTCGAAGAAGTAGAACTAATTATTGGCGGATCTAGAATTGATAAACAATATTATGAATGGTTGGATTTATGGTACGAATTAGCAAGAGATGTATCTCATAATAGAGGATATGATAAATTAATTGGTAATAATATCGAAATGACATCATTATCAACTGATACTAAAACTGCTACTATATATATACCATTAAAATTCTTTTGTAATAAATTTAATGGTTTGGCAATACCATTAATTGCACTTCAACACCACGATATAAGAATTGATTTTAAACTTCGTAATTCTACTGAATTAATAGTGAAAGAATCTATTGCAACCACTACTGCTACAGTGTCGAATATAAGTTTATTATGTAATTATGTATTCTTAGACAGCGACGAAAGAAAACGTTTCGCATCTTCTGCACATGAATATTTAATTGAACAAACACAGACAGCTAGAAATGAAAAAGTTAATTCTGCAAAGAATATTTATAACTTAACATTTAGTCATCCATGTAAATCAATGTATTGGTTTATGAAAAATGGTAATTTTATTACTGGAAAAACATTCTTATATTATATACCAGATTCTACATACATTTATCGATCTGGATATGCTACTGAAAATACAACATTATTAAATAATGCTACTATTCGGTATGTATTAACACAAATGTATTCAAATAATGGGGTTATAGCATTAAGTTTAAATGGATCAGGAACAGGAACTGCCACTAGTCAAACAGGAGCAACTACTTATAATCACCATTCTATAGCAGTAGGAACAATTGTTATAAAGGCGAATTATAGTAGTTTAACTAGCATTGATAATACAAATAATACAGCAAATTGTTCAGCTACTGATATTTCAAATTGGGAGGTAGTGTCATCATTAACAATTGATAATGTATCATCGCCAATTAGTAGTATATTAAATGGTATAACAAGAACATCTGATACACAAAATCAGGGTCATTCAAATTATGATATAATAGTATATCAATGGAGCAATTATGGTAAATATTTAGATGGATCTTCAAATCCAATTACATCCGCTGTATTAAAATTAAATGGACATGACAGATTTAGCGAACAACCTGGCCAATTCTTTAATTATTTACAAGCTTATGAAAATCATAAAAGTACTCCCAAAGACGGAATCAATTTATATAGTTTTGCATTAAATCCATTAGAACATCAACCATCTGGAACATGTAACTTTTCAAGAATAGATAGTGCTACAATGGAATTAAAATTTGATTCTGATATTATATCTATCGCAAATAATGAATTATCATTTTATGTAATGAATTATAATATTTTAAGAATTATGAGTGGTATGGGAGGGATCGCATATAGTAATTAAAATAATATAGTTTTTCATATTATAAAATTTTACTTTATAATATTTAATCATATAGTTTTTATTATTTTATATAAATTAATATAGTTTTTTATTAATTTATATAAAAAACTTATTTTTTTTTCTATGATATATTATATATAAAATATGGGAGGCGGTTTAATGCAACTCGTAGCCTATGGCGCTCAAGACGTATACCTTACAGGTAATCCTCAAAT